TAAGGTGCTGCCGCGCATGACCGCGCCTTCCCTGACCGAGCAGGAAGTCGCCGCGCTGGAGCTGCCTGACCTTGTGGCGCTGGCCGGTAAGGTGGTCGGTTTTTTGTCGCCGAGTTCGGTGCAGTAACGTTTCCGGCAAACCTGTCGGTCGATGACCTGATGGCGGATATCGCGGTGGTCTTTCACTGGCCGCCATCAGAGTTAAATCCCCTGAGCCTGACCGAGCTCATCACATGGCGCGAAAAAGCGCTCCAGCGAAGCGGAAACACGAATGAGTAACAACGTCAGGTTACAGGTATTGCTCAGGGCTGTTGACCAGGCAACCCGCCCCTTTAAAGCCGTGCAGGCCGCCAGCAGAACGCTGGCGGGCAATATCCGCACGTCGCAGGGGGAGCTGCGGGAGCTGAATGCGCAGGCTGGCCGCATTGATGGCTTTCGCAAAACCAGCGGTCAGCTTGCCGTCACGGGCAACGCACTCAAAAGGGCGCAGGATGAAGTCGCGAGGCTCGCCGTGCAGATGCGCAGCACCGCCAGCCCGACCCGAGCGCAGGTTAAAGCGTTTGAAGAGGCCAGACGCAGCGCCGCAGCGTTAAAAACAAAATACGACAGCCTGAAAGAGTCGGCGCAGCGCCAGCGCACCGCACTGCGTGAGGCGGGAATTGACACGCGTAACCTGTCAGGTGCCGAGAGGAAGCTGCGCAACGATATCGCCCGTACGACCTCCACGATTGAGCAACAGCGCGCGGCACTCATCCGGGTCAGTCAGCAGCAGGAAAAGCTCAACGCGGTAAGTAAGCGTTATGAGCGCGGCAAAGCCATCGCCGCTGGCGTACGCAACGCCGGTGCAGCCGCATTCGGTATCGGCACCGCCAGTCTGTACGCCGGTAGCCGCATGATGGCGCCGGTGGTGGAGACGCAGAAAAACGGCACGCTGATTGCTGCCCGTCAGGGCGAGAGCGCGGAACAGGGGCAGCAGTACACGCGCATTATTCAGGATATTAACGGCTCCGGCGTCAGCGACAATATAGAGCAAATCACCGAAGCGCTGTCCGCGGTGCGCAGTACGCTCGGCACGATGGGCGCAACCGGCGAGGCTGAACTCGACCGCATCACCCGTAAGGCGCTGGATATGCAGACCGCTTTCGGCAGTGACGTGCCGGAAAGCATTCAGATTGCCGCGATCATGATGAAAAACGGTCTCGCTGCCAGCAGCGATGAGGCGATGGATTTGCTTGTCTCCGGGATGCAGAAAGTCTCTGCGCAGATGCGTGGCGAGCTGCCGGAAATTCTCCACGAATATTCGACTCATTTCCGCAATATGGGATTCAGCGGCGCGGAGGCGATGTCGCTGCTTGTCGATATGTCCCGCCAGGGTAAATTTGCGCTCGATAAAACCGGCGATGCGATAAAGGAATTCAGTATTCGCGGCTCGGATATGTCAAAAAACAGCGTGGAGGCTTACAAAAAGATTGGCCTGAACGCGGCAAAAATGTCGTCAGCGATTGCCAGCGGCGGGGATAAAGCGCGTCAGGCAATGCAGAAAACAGCACAGGGGCTGTTATCCATTAAAGACCCGGCAGAGCGGGCGAATACCGCCATTATGCTGTTCGGCACGCCGGTCGAGGATTTATCCGTCGACCAGATCCCGAAATTCCTCGCGGCACTGGCAGGCACGAAAAACCAGCTCGGCGATGTCAGCGGCGCCGCCGAACGAATGGGCGGCACCCTGCGCAATAACCTGTCGGGGGATGTGGCAAAGCTCCAGGGCGAGTTTTCCCGCCTGCGTTTTCAGGTCTTCGCTGAAATGGATACGAGCCTGCGCAGTCTGACGCAGACCGTCACCGGATGGCTGGAGAAGTTAAACGCCTGGGTGAGTAAAAACCCGGAGCTGATGACAAAAATTGTCATGGTGACCGGTGCGGCCGCCGGGTTAATTGCCGTGCTGGGCGGGATCGGGCTGGTTGTCTGGCCGGTGGTTGCTGGCGTCAATGCGCTGATTGCCGGGGCTGGATTACTGCGTGTCGGTTTCGGTATTGCCGGTGAGGCTATTGTCTCGGCCATCGGTGCCATTAGCTGGCCGGTGGTCGCCGTGGCGGCGGCGATTGTCGCCGGTGCGCTGCTTATCCGTAAATACTGGGAGCCCGTCAGCGCTTTCTTTGGTGGCGTAATCGAAGGGCTTACCGCCGCGTTCGCGCCGGTCGCGGAAATGTTCTCACCGCTGAAACCGATGTTTGACTGGCTGGGCGAGAAGCTTAAGGCCGTCTGGGACTGGTTTAAAAATCTGCTGGAGCCGGTTAAGTCCTCTCAGGAACAACTTAATGCCTGCAAAGATGCCGGGGTGCTGTTCGGTCAGGCGCTTGCGGATGCGCTGATGATGCCGCTGACCGCCTTTAACAAGCTGCGCTCCGGTATCGACTGGGTGCTGGAAAAGCTCGGCATTATCAATAAAGAGTCCGGCGACCTTGACCAGAAAGCGGCGAAAGCCGATGCCGCAGCCCGCAAGGGAAGCCCTGTGCAGCCCGGAACCGCTTACACTGGCGCGCCTGTTTATCAACCCGTGGTTGCGCCTGCCGGGCGTTCTTATGTCGACCAGAGCAAAAATGAGTATCACATCAGTGTGTCCGGGGCGGCTTCATCCGGCGCAGGGATAGACCAGCAGATTAAAGAAGCCATCGAAAAACGTGAGCGTGAAAAGCGCGCCCGCATGCGTGCCAGCATGGCGCACGACGGATGAGGAGATAACGAAACATGATGCTTGCGCTCGGGATGTTTGTATTTATGCGCCAGACGCTGCCTTATCAGAACATGCAGCGTGAAACGAGCTATCGCTGGCCGTCAAACAGCCGCATCGGTAAACGGGATGCCTTTCAGTTTCTCGGCGTCGGGGAGGAGAAAATCACGCTTTCCGGCGTGCTTTACCCTGAGCTGACCGGCGGCCGGCTGACGATGACCACGGTAAGACAGATGGCAGATGAAGGGCGCGCCTGGCCGTTGCTGGACGGCAGCGGCACGATTTACGGCATGTACGTTATCAACAGCGTGAGCGAAACCGGAAGCCTGTTTTTTGCCGATGGTTCGCCGCGCAAAATTGACTTTACGCTGACCCTCACCCGCGTGGATGAATCGCTCGCCGCGCTGTATGGCGATATCGGTAAACAGGCGGAATCACTCATCGGCAAGGCCGGTGAGATGGTGTCACAAGTGACCGGCATGCCGGGGGTAGGCTGATGCCGGATACGCTGACAACGAATGCCGGTGGCGCGCTGACGCCTGATTTTATGCTGCGCCTCGGGCAAAAGGATATTACCGCCAATATCAGCGACCGGCTGATAAATATGACCCTCACTGATAACCGGGCGTTTGAGGCTGACCAGCTTGATATCGAGCTCGATGATGCAGACGGGCGGTTTGAGCTGCCGATACGCGGTGCGGTGCTGGATTTATTTATCGGCTGGAAAGGCGCTGCGCTGACGCCGAAAGGCAGTTTTACCGTTGATGAGGTGGAACATCGCGGCGCGCCGGACACCGTGACCATCCGCGCCCGCAGCGCTGATTTTCGTGGCTCGTTAAATTCCCGCCGGGAGGAGTCATGGCACGACACCACGCTCGGCGCGATGGTGGCGGCGATTGCCGGACGTAACAAGCTGACTGCCAGCGTCGCGCCGGTGCTGGCCGGGATTAAAATCCCGCATATCGACCAGTCGCAGGAATCCGACGCGAAATTCCTGACGCGGCTTGCCGAGCGCAACGGCGGGGAGGTCTCGGTCAAGGCGGGAAAACTGCTGTTGATGAAAGCCGGTCAGGGCGTAACAGCCAGCGGCAAACCCATTCCGCAGGTTACGATCACGCGTGGCGATGGCGACCGGCACCAGTTTTCTATCGCCGACCGTGGCGCGTATACCGGCGTAACGGCGAAATGGCTGCATACCAAAGACCCGAAGCCGCAAAAGCAGAAGGTGAAGCTCCAGCGGAAACCCAAAGCACAGACGACCGACGCAGCGAAGCACCCGAAAGCGAAAAAGGCAAAAGAGCCGGAAGCGAGGCAGGGTGAGTATATGACCGGTGAGGCGGATAACGTCTTTGCGCTCACGACAATCTTTTCCACCAAAGCCCAGGCGATGCGGGCAGCTCAGGCGAAATGGGACAAATTGCAGCGCGGCGTTGCTGAATTCTCGATTAGCCTGGCTGTCGGGCGGGCGGATCTCTACCCTGAAACACCGGTCAAAGTGTCAGGCTTTAAGCACGTCATAGACGCGCAGGCATGGACAATCACTAAGGTGACACACGCACTCAATAATAACGGTTACACGACGGCCTTAGAGCTTGAGGTACGGCTTATGGAGGTGGAGTATTACGCTAAAAGCGAAATACAATAAAATTATTCTCAAATAGTGAAAATATGAGTATTATCCATTCTCTAAATGCGAATGAAGGGGCGATTCATGTTCCACTGTCCGAAATGTAAGCACGCGGCACATGCGCGCACCAGTCGTTATCTCAGTGAAAACACCAAAGAGCGTTATCACCAGTGCACCAATATTAATTGCAGCTGCACGTTTGTGACGATGGAGTCGATAGAGCGCTTTATCGTGACGCCGGGGAAAGTAGATCATGCGCCACCGCATCCGGTTAGAGGTGGACAACAACCCATGTGGTTTTGAACAAAACCTGCTAATCCAGCCCGCCTAGTGCGGGTTTTTTTTGCGGCCTTAAAAAGTGGGTAAATAAACTACCTGCATTATCGCAAAAAAACTCGTGCGACACTTTTGCGACACTTTGAAATTCACAAACAAAAAAGCCACCGCAAAGGGTGGCCTAAATACATGATTCTATAAAGGAAATTTGGTGGCCCCTGCTGGACTTGAACCAGCGACCAAGCGATTATGAGTCGCCTGCTCTAACCACTGAGCTAAGGGGCCGTGGCGGAGAATTATAAT